TAAAAAAGACGTAGTCTTAGATATTGAAGGGGATATTTTAAAAATTAGTTATACTAAACCAGAAGATGATAAATTCCATGATGGAATGATTCATAATGGTTTATCTAAAAAATCATTTGATTTAAGATATAAAATTGCACCTAAATTTAATTTAGGTAATATTGATGCTACTTTAGCAAATGGTTTATTAGAAATTTTTATACCACTAGCTGAAGAAGCTAAACCAAAATCAATTAAAATTAAATAATAGTTTTACTAAAAAAACGTGTCCTAGCAAATGTTTTTTTGTATATTGATGGTAAAAATAAATTAAAGTTATATATGGCAAGAACCGCAAAAAATCAAACAGTTATAGAAGATCATAGATTAGATCCCTATTTTATTACTATTGATGAACATAATCATACTGTTAATGTTAAAGTTACTAAGGACAGTAATCATTTTAGATCAACAGGTAATAATAAAACATATTCTAAATCCCTTACTTTCCATCCTAATTTTGGAAATGCATTAAAATGGATTTTAAAAGAAAAAATGAATGATAATAAAGATTATTCATCTTTAGATATCTTTTTTGAAAAATTTAAAAGTGAAGTTGAACAAATTAAAAATTATATAGATGAAAAAGTTAGTAGCAATTCATAATGCTTGTGTTGTAAAACCAATAGAACCAGAAGAATCAACATTTGGTAATATAATTGTACCAGATTTAGGCAAAGAAACAAATAAATTTGGAGAAGTAGTGTCTGTAGGTCCAGGTGGTCATACTAATACAGGAGCATTAATTAAACCTAGTGTTAAAGTTGGAGATAATGTTGTATTACCAACTATGGGTTTTACTAGATTCCAATTTGATGGGGAAGAATATTTTGTTGGACCCGAAAATCAGATTTTGGCTGTAGTATCTGAAGATGTAGATCTTGATAAAGTAATAGCGGAAACTGAGGTAAGTAAAGAAGATAAAGAAAATTTAACCAATTTATAGAATAATTATGAATAAACAAGTAGAATTTGGCTCTTCAGCTAGAGATAATGTAATTAAAGGTATAGATATTTTAGCTGATGCTGTAGTTTCAACATTAGGACCTAATGGGAGAAATGTAGTTATAGCTAATAATGAGGGTTTTCCTCAATCAACCAAAGATGGAGTTACAGTTGCAAAGGCAATTAAATTAAAAGATCCGGAACAGGAATTAGGTGTTCAATTAGTAAAACAGGCTGCTGTTAAAACAGCTGAAAAAGCAGGTGATGGTACTACTACATCTACTTTATTAGCACGTGAAATGATTAAACAAGGTTTAACAGCTTTAAATAATAATGAAAATGCAGTTCAAATTAAAAGAGATATTGATGAAACTGTAAACGAAGTTATTAATAATTTACGAAGCAACATTAGTGAAGATCTATCAGGTGAAGAACAATTGGAACAAATTGCTATTATTTCATCTAATAATGATGTAAATACTGGTAAATTAATTGCTACTGCTATAGATAAAGTAGGGTTAGAAGGTGTAGTGCATATTGAAGAATCTAAAACTGGAGATACTTATTTAGAAACTGTAGAAGGTATGCAATTTAATAGAGGTTATAAATCACCTTATTTTGTTACTGATAATAATACTATGTCAGCTAATTTAGAGGATCCAGCTATTCTTATTATGGATCATAGATTAAATTCCGTTAAGGAATTACTTCCTATTTTAGAGGCGGTTTCATCTCAGGGAAGATCCTTATTAATTATTGCCGAAGATATTGATAATGAAGCATTAGCTACTCTTATTGTAAATAAAATGAGGGGTACAGTTAATGTTTGTGCTGTAAAAGCTCCTGATTTTGGTGATAGAAGAAAATTAGTATTAGAAGATATTGCTATTATTACTGGAGGTAAAGTTTTTGATAAGCAAAAAGGTATGAAACTTGATAAATTTAGTTGGGATTGGTTTGGTGGAGCAAGAACCTCTACTATTAATAAGGAACAAACAACTATAGTTGATGGTAAAGGAGATGAAGAAGCAATTAAAAATAGAGTAAAAGAATTACAAACCCAAATTGATAAAGCCCAATCCGCTTATGAAAAAGAACAATTACAAAATAGATTAGCTAAATTTATAGGAGGTGTTTCTATTATTCACGTTGGGGGAGTTACTGAAACTGAAATGAAGGAAAAGAAAGATAGAGTTGATGATGCATTACATGCTACTAGAGCGGCCTTAGAAGAAGGTATAGTACCTGGAGGTGGTTGTGCTTTATTATATGCTTCTTCAGGTATAGAAGCCAAAAGTACGGGTGCTGCTATTGTGTTATCAGCTTGTTCTAAACCATTTTATCAAATTTTAGTTAATGCTGGATTTGATGAAATTAAAACTCAAATTCTAGCTAATCAATTAATTAATTCAGGAGATGGCATTTGGACTGGATTCAATCTTAAAAAAGGTAATGTAAGTGATTTGAAAAAAGATGGAATTATTGATCCCACTAAAGTAACTAGATTGGCTTTAGAAAACGCCGCTTCAATAGCAGGTACTGTTTTATTAACTGAATGTACTATTGTTGATGAACCTAAAGAGGAGTCTAACTCCAATGGTATAGATCCATCAATGATTCCTGGGATGATGTAAAAATATTTTGTATATTATGGATAAAGAAATTAAAGAGTATAATGAATTAATTGCCAATAGAGTTCCACCAGGTGATAAATGGACTTTAGTTGGTGAAGAAGAAGTACATGAAGGTTTAACAGATACACTTGAGGCGTATATGAGAAAAACGGGTTTTAGGGGAAATTATAGATTAGAACCTTTACAAAGTAAGTTATATGCTATTAATACTCAAGAAGTTGAAATAGAAAAACCTAAAGAAAAAATATATTCTATATATGGTGAATACGGACAATAGCTTATTAAATGAAAAGTATCGTCCTACTACATTAGATAATTATGTAGGTAACGAAAACTTAAAATCTTCCATTGCTAACCAATTAAAAAATAATGATATACAAAATTATTTATTATATGGTCCTGCAGGTACAGGAAAAACTACATTAGCAAAACTTATAGTTAATAATCTGGATTGTGATCATGTTTATATAAATGCATCAGATGAAAGAGGAATTGAAACCATTAGAGATAAAGTATCAAGTTTTGCTAGTGTAGCTTCATTTAAACCTATTAAAGTAATTATTCTAGATGAAGCAGATTTCTTAACAATACAGGCACAGGCATCACTTAGAAATATAATTGAAACATTTTCACGTACTACAAGATTTATTATGACTTGTAATTATGTGGAAAGAATAATTGACCCCTTACAATCAAGGTGTCAAGTATTAAAAATAGTTCCTCCTACTAAAAAGGAGGTAGCAGTTCACTTAGCTAGTATATGTAGTAAGGAGGGCATTGAATATCAACCAGCTGCCATTGGTTCAATAGTTAATAATTATTACCCTGATATTAGGAAAATGCTTAATACTATACAAACAAGTAGTACTAAGAACAAACTTGTAGTAGATGATTCTTTACTTGTTTCTACTAGCTATTTGTCTGCTGTTATTGATGAATTAAAATCTACTAATAAGGATAGCTTTAGAAAAATACGTCAAATTATAGCGGATGCTAACATAGATGATTTTGATGAACTATTTAAAACTTTATACGAAAAATCATCAGAATATCTTCCAGGTAAGGAAGGTACTGTAGCAATTTTAATTAATGACCATCAATATAAAGCAAATTTTCGTATTGATAAAGAAATCAATGCAATGAGTTTAATTTCAAATTTAATAAATAATAAATAATATGAATAAAAATCAACAACCACAACAACCTCCTCAACTTAATGTTGACTTAAAAACTACTGAAGGTATAAAAAATGCCGATGGAGGTAGCATTTTTAAATCAGGAGTAATATTAAGGAAAATATCTAAATTTGTAGCTGGCACCGATAACGATGCTATTATGCCTATACCAATTTTTTATGATCCTACTAACAATAAAATATTAGGTGAAGGATTACCTGTTGAATTAAGAGACGAGCTTAAGGACGAAATTGTTTAATGAAAAACATTTTTGATTGGCTTAAGGAAATTAATTATCATAAGTCTCCCTCTGATAAATTTACTGAATCAGATTGGGAACTTTGGAATAGTTATATGATTCATAGATTTGTTTCTATGAATAAAGATCATATAGAAATAGCCAATTATGTCCAGGAATTTCCTCCTCAAGAAAAAATACTAATTTATAATGTATATAAAGAATTTCTACCTAAAAATAATAAGTGGAATAAGTACATAAAATCTAAGTCTAAATCTTATAATAAAGAATTATTATTAAATCTTTCTGACCACTGGAAATGCTCTCAAAGAGAAGTAAAAGATTATATAAGTATGTTGGATAATGAAGATATTATTAGTATATTATCGGACAGAGGAATGAATAAAAAAGAAATAAAAACCCTATTAAAATGAATTTACAAGTATATAAATTTTTAAAATCAGAAGCCGAAGCGGATAAAAATAAAGCTTTAGCTAGTATTGAACTATTAACTAACCACCCTGCTGGAATCGGTGATCATTCAACTAAGGACTATTGGGATAATTGCAACGAGGCTCTTAGATTACTTGCATCAGCAGATGAAAGATTAGAAGTATTAGAAAAATATTTTAATCATAAAGAACAGGTTAATGGGTGATAGTGTAAGCAAATACTATGAATTAGTTAGTGAAGAAGAATTTGATAAAGCTGTGAAAAAATCCAAAAAAGAAACTATTGATGGTTTGGGTGTTATAGAAGTATTTGAGTCTGAATATCCCGAATTAGCTGATGAATTTAAAAATATTCAATCAGAAATGTATGAAATGTTTGCTCGCAAACATATGGATTATGGTTTAAATAATATAGCTTTAGGTGGTGATTTAACTGTTGAATCAGATAAAAAGTTCTCACTAACTGGTTTATGCATCAGGTTAACTGATAAAATTTCAAGATTAAAAAATCTTCTTTCTAATGGTAAAAATTATGTGAAGGGAGAAAGTATAGAAGACACGTTTATTGATATAGCTAATTATGGAATTATTGGCTTATTAGTAGGACGTGATAAGTGGAAAAAATAAGTTTTGCCTAAAAAAATCCCTAAAATAGTGAAGGAGATTAGAAATAATCCTCCTGAGCAAATCAATTTTGCTTACCAGAAGAATATTTCTTATTCTCAAATGTCTATATTTAGAAGTTGTTCTCATAGATGGAAGCTTCAATATAAGGATAAGATTAAGAAATTTGATTCTTCTATTAACACTGTATTTGGAACTGCTATACATGAAAGTATACAACATTATTTAGATATAGCTTATGAAAAATCATTTGCTGCCGCGGATAGGGAAATTGATTTAAATGAGGACTTTCAACATAGGTTTATAAGTGAATATCAATCACAGTATGCAAAGAATAATGATCAACATTTTTCCTCTGCTGAGGAGATGAGGGAATTTTTTGAAGATGGAGTTGCTATTTTAGATTGGTTTAGAAAAAAACGTAGAAGATATTTCAGTAAAAAAGGATGGTTTTTAGTTGGTTGCGAATTGCCACTTGTAATAGCTCCAAATAAAATGTTAAATAACATATTATACACAGGATATTTAGATGTTGTGATGTATAATGAAAATGATGATTCCTTTAAAATTATTGACATAAAAACCAGTACTAAAGGGTGGAATGAATATGCTAAAAAGGATGAAAATAAGCAATTTCAATTATTATTATATAAACAGTTTTTTTCTGAACAGTACAATATTCCTTTAGATAAAATTGATATAGAATTTTTTATAGTTAAAAGAAAAGTATTAAGTTGGGACGATGATAATATTATGTCACCCCACCAAGCGTATAGAGTTCAAACATTTGCTCCTCCTAGTGGAAAAATTAAATTAGGTAGGGCTAAAAGAGCAATAAATGATTTTATTAGTAGTTGTTTTAATTCTAATGGTAAAATTAAAGATATAGATTATCCTAAATCTCCTTCAAAATGGAATTGTACTTTTTGTCCATTTAAAGAAGAACAAGAATTATGTGGAGAAGGGGTAATTTATTGATATTTTGATATATGTATAACCAATAATGTTATAAAATAAAGATTATGAGTAATAAAAAAGAAATGACACTTACAAGTGTTAAGGTTAAGAGTGATTTATTTGAAAATTTTAAAATTGAATGTGTAAGAAGAAAATTTTCTTTTCAAAAACTTGCTGATCGGGCTTTGTTTTTGTATCTTACAGATGATGATTTTAGAAAACAAATTACCAATCAAACCAATTTAGAGTTATAAATAAAAATTAATGAATAAAAGTTTTAAGCATATCCCTAAGGATAAAAGAAAAAAAATACTATTAATTTGTGATGATATTAGAGTTCATTCTGGAGTTGCCACTGTAGCTAAAGAAATAGTTGTTAAGACATGCCATCATTATAATTGGGTTAATATTGCAGGAGCAATAAAACATCCTGAATTTGGTAAGAGATTAGATATTTCAGCTGCTACTAATAAGGAGGCGGGCATTGAAGATTCATCTGTATTTTTATATTGTGTAAATGGTTATGGAAATTCTTTAGAATTACATAATATTATGAATATGGAAAAACCAGATGCTATAATGCTATTTACAGATCCTAGGTATTTTGTTCATGTTTTTAATATGGAAGACCAAATTAGAAAACAATGTCCTATAATTTATTTAAATATTTGGGATGATTATCCTGCTCCTAGGTATAATCAACCATATTATGAATCTTGTGATTTATTGTTTGGTATTTCAAAACAAACTGTTAATATAAATAAATTAGTTTTAGAGGATTGTGATAACTCAAATAGGATTTTCCAATACTTACCTCATGGTTTAAATCATAATCATTATTATCCTATAGATAAAAATGATAAAAAATTAAATGAATTTAAAAAGAATATATTTAAGGGAGATGAAGTTGATTTCACTTTATTCTTTAACTCTAGAAATATAAGAAGAAAACAAATACCCGATTCTTTACTTGCATTTAGAGTATTTTTAGATTCATTACCTAAGGAAAAAGCAGATAGGTGTAAATTTATTTTACATACTGAATTAGTTACAGATCATGGTACTGATTTGTCTGCAGTAACTGAATATTTGTTTGGTGAAAGTTATCCCAAGAATATAATTATGTCTCATAGTAAATTAAGTAGGGAACATTTAAATATGCTTTATAATGTTGCAGATGTTCAAATATTACTAACTTCTAATGAAGGTTGGGGATTAACTATTACTGAAGCTATTCTTTCAGGTACTCCTATTATAGCTAATACCACAGGTGGAATGCAAGATCAAATGAGATTTGTAGATGAAAATGGTAATTGGTTTACACCTAATCCCGATGTTCCTTCTAACCATAGAGGAACATATAAAGAGCATGGTGAATGGGCTTTTCCAGTTTATCCTACTAGTAGATCAATTCAGGGTTCTCCTCCTACTCCTTACATTTATGATGATAGATGTAGATGGGAAGATGCAACTGAAAGGCTTAAGGAATGTTATAAATTAGGTAGGGAAGAACTTAAACGTAGAGGTAAAGTAGGAAGAGAATGGGCTATAGGAGATGAAGCTGGATTTACTGCTAAACATCAAGGCCAAAGAGTAATGGAAGCATTTGATGAATTATTTCAGACTTGGGAACCAAGAGAAAAAATGGAAATAATAAATACAAATGAATATAAAGGTCGTTTCTTAAAACATAAATTAATATACTAATGAGTAAACCAAGTTTTTATATAAGTTGCCCATTTGACACTTACAGTGGTTATGGGGCTAGATCTAGAGATATAGTTAAAGCAATTATTGATTTAGATAAATATAATGTTAAATTATTATCTCAAAGATGGGGTGACACCACTTGGGGTTTTTGTGAAGCACATGAAAAATGGAGTTTTTTAAAGGATTATGCTGTTCAAGGTGTACCTCAAGGTGTTAAACCTGATATTTGGATGCAAATAACAATACCTAACGAATTTCAACCTGTTGGGAAATTTAATATTGGTTGTACTGCGGGTATTGAAAGTACAGGTTGTCAAGGTGAATGGATTAGTGGTTTAAATAGAATGAATATGAACTTTGTATCTTCTAAACATAGTAGAAATGTTTTTCAAAGTTTAGAATTTGATGTTATAGATAACAACACTAAAAAACCCACAGGACAAAAAATTAAATGTGAAAAACCTATTCATGTTATATTTGAGGGTGCTGATTTAGATGTTTACAAATATTTACCTTCATCTGAAATAAAATTAGACTTAAGTGATATTAAAGAGTCATTTTGTTTTTTATTTGTTGGTATGTGGATGCAGGGAGATCTAGGACATGATAGAAAAAATGTTGCCTTAATGATAAAGACATTTTTTGAAACATTTAAAAACCAAAAAATTAAACCAT